CATTATTTCTTAGCCTTTTTAGCTACGGGTTTTGCCGTCTTAGCAGCTTGTTTAAAAGCATTAGCTGTGGGCCTGCCCTTCATGCCTGCTTTTTTCATTGTTTCGCCAGAGCCAGCCTTGATGCGTTTCTTTTTTGCTGCAATGTTTCTGTACAGGCTCATGCTAATTCCTCACCATTTCGTTTTTGCTGACCAAAATGCCGCACTGGTCTTGCCCTTTGCTATGTTTTTAGCGTGACGCGCTCTAAACGCATCATTTCTAGCTGTACCTTTTGGGCTACCTGTCGCACCTTCCTGACCAAAACGAATCATTCGGTCTTTGCCATCGTCTTGAATTAGAACAACATGAGACTTACCACCTTTGGCACTAGCCTTGGGCTTGTTATAGCCAGAGAACTTTTCTCCCCTGTACTCTATGCTCACCCTGCTATCTCCGTAGCAACTATAGTGCTTTTAAATTTACCTGCATAATTAAGAACAACCGAATTTGCAACATGCAAGCCTATTTGAATCTTGTAGGTAATAGCAGATGTTGTTGATGGTGAATCTATTTCTAAGAAATTAAATGGTAGGTAAGTAGTTCCAGCGGATTGGGTAGTATAGAAACAATGATTGGCTTGTGGAGTGTATAAAGGAGTTGACCCTCTAAGTATTCTAAAGGAACAACCATGGTCTGAACCTGCTGCAAAATAAACACTTTCAAAGTAAAACTCGACTTTAATTCTTGAAGATGTTGACGATGGAGTAATAGCAACACTCAAACCAGTATCAATAAAACTTGTTGTTGTAGTTGATAACTGAGCGCCATCTGAGGCTGTCACAACTTGCAACACAGCACCCGTAGCTGCCTTGATGTTATCAATTCCATTAGCACCCGTTATAGTAGTAGTCATAACCTACCCCTTTGGATTAGCTGCTTTAACGGCAGTACGCAATGCTTGTAGATCAGTCAAGGTGTCACCACCATCTAACAAGGCATGGATGCAATCTTGGATTGACGGGTAGGCTTCTTGACGGCTTCGGGCATAGGCTAGTGAGTCAAAGGCTGCTTGTAATTCAACAATCTTAGCTGCGATTGCTGCGTCACTTGGTTGAGTTTGCTCGGTATCAAGCCATTCTAAATCTGAGTCTCCACGTAAGACCCATTGGGCGTTTGGAGTTAGGGCTGCTAATGCTGCGACTGTATCGGTCATGGGGTTATCCTTTGATTTCGGTTAGGGTGATTGTGCTAGTCCCACGGGGGGAGTAGCTACCATTGTCTTGATTGCGAGGTCTATTAACGTACATATTTGAGTTGTAACTATTCCCCAACGTAATCATTACTGAGTATGTTGTCGCAGATGTAGTGGAAGGGCTGTCTAAGAACTGCATCGGTACTGCATTCATCTCAATTGCGTACGGAACTCCGTTAGTCCGTATTGCAACAGTATCTCTAAGCTGTAGGCTTGTGCCTGCATCCCCAATACAAATGGTTGAGTCACTTCCCCTTGCGAGGCGAAAGTGCATAGTTCCTGATGGGCCAAAAGCAGCCATCATATTTACGCTAACAAGTATTTTACTACTCGTAGACGATGGAGTAATTGCAGCAGAAAGACCCGATGCTACATACGTGTTTGTTTCATTTGATGAAATTGCCACTGCTGATTTTAAAGTTGCACTAACAATTTGCAACACTGAGCCAGCAGGTACACTAGCACTCGTCATACCACTTAACTGATTAGATAACGCTATCGTGCCTGACCCATTGGCTGTCTCAAGCGTGTCTACTTTTATTTTGGAAGCCATTATTTACTCTCCTATTCTGACGCAGAGGCAGCTATATGAGCAGCGAGAGCAGCGACAACAGCATCGGTATGCACTAGTGAACAGATAGCCTGTACTTCTGTAGACTCTGCTGAGTAGTCATCACCTGCGCTTACAACGTGTCTGTGGAATCCAGAGGATAGTTCAACACCATCTTCTAGTACCTTAGTGCAGGTGCGTACTTGCACTGCCTTAAACTCGCCTAATACTTCAATCTTGTCCTGTGTTACTTCTTTGGTTAACGCCATTTGTATTCTCCACTAGCAGTTCCATGCTAGATAATTGTTTATGCGGTGCGATAGGTTATTGAAAAGATAAAAAAACTAGCGTCTACCATTGCTTGAGTAACTGTCCCTGAAGCATTTTTATAGAACACTAAAGTGGCTGAGTTGCTATCTGCTCTAGCAAATTTAGTTGAAGTTAAATCACTCCCCCCTGCATGAGTTGCTAGTCCTACACTGTATCCATTACTGCCTATATTTGTAAATGGCATCCCAGAAATTGACAGAGCAGTGGCGTTACCATTATCTGCTAGGGTAAGATACGCTTGCAGCTGTACTATATTCCCAATTTTTGTATATGTTGCAGCTTCTATACTTCTGCTCAATGACCCACCCACAATAACTGGAGTCCAAGTACCCTCTTCATAATCATCCAGCGTATTGGCTGCACCTGTACCGCCTACTGCCAAACCTTTGCCTGCTGTGGCAATGACTAGATTTCCTGAAGTTATTGTTGCGTTCCCAGTAAAGCTAGGTGTAGCAGTACCGACTAAAGTACCACCGCCTGTAGGCAGGTTAACTGTCTCGTTATTGGAGGTAGTGGAATCTAAAGTAACTCCGCCACCCGCTGAATTTTTAATCGTAATTGGCATAGTCGTTTCCTAAAGAATTATCCAAGTTGAGCCGTTTGTCACGGTTACTGTGTAATTATTATTAACAGTTACAGGCCCGACAGTGCTTCCGTTTTCGTTACCAGCAAAAGTAATGTTTTCGGCAATAACCTTGGCGTTGGTTCGTATGATTGAGTCAGTACCTAATGACGGCCCACCACCACCAATTTCACCCCATCCTGCGGCTGTGTAGCCCTCAAAAGCAGCCTCAGTAGAGTTGTAGCGTAAACGGCCTGCGGCTGTGCCTGATGGACGTTGTGCGGTAGTACCTTGAGATACTTGAAAAGAGCCTGTTGATGTATTGGTAACATCACCAGATAAAGCACCGCCAGCCTTGGGTAAAGCAGCATTTGCAACAATGAGGTTGGCAGCAGATCGGTTATCAGACACTTTCATTTGAGTGTCGATAAGGTTCATGTTCGTGTTGAGCTTCGTACCCCAAGTATCCTCAGAAGCCCCAACTTCGGGCTTTGTTAAGCTATAATTGGGTGTGGTTGTATCTGCCATTTCAATAATCCTATCGTTAATCTTTTACAAAGTAGTCCAGGTTGCGCTATCTGTTGCCTTTGTAGCCCATGTTGCTACATCAATCGGTAATGGCTCGTATTTATATCGACCCGTTGCCGTCATGCCTGACACCGCTTGTATAACTGCTGCACCACCCATCTTGGCAGTACCATTAGCCGTTACACTCGACACAGCGTTAATAACTGCGCTTGCAGACACCACATAAACCGCATCAGCCGTTACAGTGCTAACCGCCTCAATAGACGTTTGGCCTTGCCCTATGTCCTGTCCAGTAGCCGTTACAGTGCTAACCGCCTCAATTACTGCGCTGGCATGACCAAACTTCTGACCATTAGCCGTGACACTTGATACCGCTTCGATAACAGCCGCGCCTTGTGCTACACGTTCACCATCAGCAGTAACCGATGATGCGGCATTAATAATGGCAGCAGCGTCTACATAATACGCCTGGCCATAAATGTTAATGCCGTAATTGGCGGCTCCGTAACCATTCATTGTTAGGTTAGAGTTATGTCAAATTCGCCAGCTTGGAACCGAAATACGTCACCATTGCCAATGGGTTTACTAGCCGTTAAAGCTGTCTCAGCAAGCATATTGCCGCCTGATGACGCATCTAATACTGCTGTATGCGTAATGGTTCCCCACACACCCGTAGCCGTTGGAAACTCAACTGCGCTAGTGTTGTCGATTGCACCAGAGACAGACGCATCAAATGCCATAGCTTTTCGTGTGTATCCATTGCCTGAGACTTCTGTACCTGTACCGCCAGCACCCGTAGCCGATGTATAAAGGCCGATGTAAACAGTAGAGGGTGGTGTGTATGCCGCATTTCGGAATACATGATCTAATACTTCGTTTTCAAGAAAAGTCGTGAATGACATATTAATAACTTCCTATTTTTAATCTAAGGCCAGAGCCACTAGCTGTTGAACGGCTACTAGCGGTGTTAACACGCGCTACGGCAGCAGAATAAAGAGCAGCCCATGTTGAGGCTCGCGCATCTTCTTTGAGATAAGGTGCGCTATGTAGCAAAGCACCATATAAATAAATATCAGGGTAATTACTTAACAACCAGTTAGTCGTAGCCGAATCAGACAGTGTGGGAATCTTGGCGTAATACATTAAGATCGCGCTGTATGAACCATCAGGCGTGGGGAATACTTCAAACTGTGAACTGTTTAAGCTGTAATTAGTGGGCGTACCTGTGGAGTTATTACGCGCTGCTCGACTTGATTGCATGGTAGCCAGAGACATAAAGTTAAGGCTGCTAGTGCCAGAAGTCGTTAGATGAAAGCGTATCGTAGAAAGCCAATCAGAAGGTATACCGGTAAATTGACTATCAATAGTTGTTTCTGCGCGTGTCTCCATGCGCCAGTGCCGTATCTCATTATTAATTGAAGATTCAGCTAACGATATAAAATCAGGAATAGTAGCCGTTAGATCATCACGATTTAAGAAGTTAGCAATGGATGCTTTTAGTTCTGCGTATGTTGAAATAGCCATTAGATTAAATCCAAAATAGACTGCTGGTTATATATGCCTGATCTTGGCGATTGACCTAAATCGTAGAGCGAACTAAGAATACCCTTAATCATTTGCGGTGTTGCAAATTCAGAATCACCCGTATTTTCATTAGTCCTAAACGGCAAAACGTCTGCACGAACATATCCCGTATCATCTGAAAAGAAATCATCAAATTCTTGTCGGTTGTTAAGATATTCTCTTTCTTCTGCCGTTAAATAAGCATCTGTGTTGCCCTGCATGTATGAGGCTAAATTAGATGGTTGGCCCGTCATATTAGCCATTAAGCCTGCACTTGTTGTGGCTACTGGGTTAGAGGCTATTAATGAGGCAGACGCTGCTTCTGCTTGGTCGAACTTGGCAAACTTAGATCGTATGTTAGAGGGGTCAAATATCATTCGTTCTTTTAATATTCTTTTCTGAGGCATTGCAGCAACAAATTCTGGGCCAAACTGCTCTAGGTACTGCCACTTTGGAGTACCATTTCTTAGCGTTTTTTCTACTGATTCCTTTTTTAACCACTGTGGGAAGCTGCCCATCTTATTAGTGTAATACTCTTTAACAGCACCCCATTGCTTTTGATTTAAGACTTCATCCTCACCAAGCTGAACCACATCATCGTAAACATCAACACCTGTATAACCTGCTTCTTTAATTTGATCCGTTTTAAGCTGACGCATTTCATCGTTGGCAATAGCCATGCCTCTGCCTTGAGATTCAGTTTCGTTTGCTCTCCAATCGTATTGGTTGTCTGCTTTTAGCTTAACAGGCAACACGTTAGCATTGCCTGTTGATGGCACAAACTGATTCACATAGTCTTTACTTGGCGTAAAATAATGGCCTCTGCCAAACCAACCCTCATCTGTAGTAGAGCCTATTTTAGAATTATCAAATTCTTTTATGTTGGCCCCTGTAGCATGATAAAAGTCTCTATCATCAAACCCCTGCTCTTTAGCTCTAGCCATGCGTGATGGTGTGTCCATATCAAGCAGGCCACGAACAGCTTTATTGCCAACGCTTAATGGTGTGCTTAATAAACCCATTACTTAGCCATTCGCTTTTTAACTGCTGCCGACAAGTATTTCTTGTGAAACAGGTCTTTACTGGTGCTAGTGTGCCTAGCCCCTGTCATGGGTATTCCATTGGTCTTATGAGTGGCCCCTTTGTATTCAGTGCCATTCTTTAGATAATGCTTAACGCCTTTAGCCATTATTAATAAGCCATTTTCTTTGGCTTTTTAGCAGGTTTCTTAGCTGGCTTTTTCTTGGGCTTACTTGTC